CATAGGTGTCAATGATCTTCTCTGGTCCGATTTCATATGCATCGGTAAAATACTCACGGTTATCGTTTGTAAGGAATGGTGCAGGGTAGTAAACACGACCAAGCTTTCCTTCCTTACGAATCTCAATTTGAGAAGCGATAGGGTGAATAGATGATGTTGAGTTATTGATGTATGAGATTGATCCTGTAGGTGGTACTGCCTGTAGGTTCTGGTTATAAATACCGTGCTTCTTTACAGACCTAGCCAACTCAACCCAGTCGTGCTGTGTTGGGATCTCAATCTTTGAATCACTGAATAGCTTGGCAACCTTCTTAGTTGCTGGTTTCCATTCCTGTTCGATGTACTTGGTGAAGAATTCTCCAGTAGCATACTTAGACTTCTCAAAGCCATCAAATGGGCTACCAGTCTCCTTAGCTAACTTGTTAGAGGCACGGAGAGCGTGGTATAGAACAGTATAGAAGTAAATGTTGGTAAAGTCAATACCCTCTTCAGAACCGTAGTGAATCTGCTCACGACCAAGATAGCCGTGAAGGTTCATCTGACCAAGACCAATAGCACGAGACTTCTTGTTACCCTCTGCGATTGACATAACAGAATCAATGTATGACATGTCTGCTACTGCAGTCAATGCACGAATAGCCGATTCGATTGTCTTTCCAAAGTTTGGTCCGTCCATAACTGCAGCAATGTTAAGTGAACCAAGATTACAAGAGATGTCCTTACCAATATCATTGTAGCTAAGGTCAGCATTGTAGGTGGTTGCTGTGTTAACTTGAAGAATCTCTGAACAAAGGTTCGACATGTTAATGCGACCATCGATAGGATTGGCATTGTTTACTGTGTCTTCATACACGATGTATGGATACCCTGACTCAAACTGAAGTTCAGCAATACGCTCAAACAACTCACGAGCCTTGATCTTGCTCTTACGAATCTCAGGATTGTCAACCATCTCCTGATACTTTTCAGTAACAGAAATGTCCCCAAATGGAATTCCATAGATACGCTCTACGTCATAGGGAGAAAAGAGATACATGTCTTCATTAGTCTTAGCAAGCTCCAGAGTTACGTCTGGAATAACAACACCAATACTGAGTGTCTTGATACGGATCTTCTCGTCTGCGTTCTCACGCTTGGTGTCTAAGAACTTCATAATGTCTGGGTGGTGAGCATTGAGATATACTGCCCCTGCTCCCTGACGAGCACCTAGCTGGTTTGCATATGAGAATGCATCTTCAAGCATCTTCATAACAGGGATAACTCCAGAGGACTGATTCTCAATCTTCTTGATAGGAGCACCTGCTTCACGAAGGTTACTGAGGTTTAGTGCTACACCACCACCACGCTTGGAGAGTTGTAGTGAGGAATTAACTGCACGAGCAATTGATTCCATGTTGTCCTCAATACGGAGTAGGAAGCATGAAACAAACTCTCCACGTTGTTTCTTTGCAGCATTGAGAAAAGTGGGTGTAGCAGGTTGGAAGCGACCAGAGATAAGTTCATGCACCAAGTCAAGTGCAAGCTTTCTGTCTCCATTTGCAAGCATAAGGGCTGTCACTACTACACGATCTTCAAATCGTTCTAGGTATCGTGAGCCATCAAAAGTCTTGAGTGCATATGAAGTATAAAACTTATACGCTCCAAGGAATGTGGGAAAACGGAATCTCTGTGCGTATGCTGTTTGAAATGCTGACTTGATAAATGCAAAATCATACTTATCCAGAACTTCCTTGTCGTAGTATTCATGTTCAACTAGATAATCTAGCTTTTCTTGAAGGCTGTGAAAGAAGACGGTGTTCTGATTAACATGATCAAGGAAGTAAGCCTTTGCTGCCTCCTTGTCCTTATCGAACTGAATCTGACCATTATCGTCATATAGATTCAGCATTGCATTTAGTTCGTGGTAACTATAGTTACTTGTCATCTAGCATCGCCAGCCTTTCATTGATTATTTTTACATCGTCTTCTGTGCCGAATATTTCTACCCTGCCTATAATTGGGACACCTGCTTTAGCCGAAATCATTTCTGCAGCTTTGCAATAGTGTTCTCCAAAGTTTGTGTTACCCATACCGATAACACCAATTAGGTTGTCCCTATTGCTTGGGACATTTAAAAAAGCTCGTACCTGCCTTGGAATTGCAGATTTTTCGCTTCCTCCACCGTATGTCGGAATAATAAGTATATACCTCGTTTGCATCAAAAGAGGTTCATTATCGTCTTGATTAATGGGAATTCTTATAGAATTTACATTTAACTTTTGTACAAACCTATGAGTATTACCTGAATAGTTTGAGAAGTAAACAACGTCCACGTCTCTCCTATACTAATCTGAAGTCGCCATTGTATGGCATTGGGTAATCTTCTAATTGATGTCTGTAAAGCTCTTGAGGCTTATTATCAAATTTTATCACATCATCAGGTAGGTTGTCAAGTTTACTCTGTTTCCTATCTCCCATAGTGTGAATCTCGATAACTTGATTAGTATCTTTTGGTGTGTGAGATATAGCACCGAATACAGCACCACACACAGCGTCTGCAAGGTCTTTAGAAAGTTTGCGAGGGTGGTCTACCTTATTCTGCTTCATAATCTTTAACTCTGTAAGTTCTTCAAAGAGTAACTCAATCGCTGGCATAGCAAGTCGCTCTTCATAGATAAGCATTGCCATATCCTCATAGTGCTTCTTGGCAACAGAAACAGTCTCAGTACGAATACCAACCTGCTTGAGTTCATTCTGGATATCGAATGATTGCCAACGGTCAAAGGAGACCATACCTAGATCGAATCCAAGTCTGCGTAGGTTTTGAATCCATTGCTTAACATCTGATAGGTTTACAGGACCTTCTACACGAGGCTCCCAGTAGACAACTGCATCTACTACTACCACTGGCATTACTTGTGCATAATCTTTAACTACCTGAATAGATACCCACTTTTCTACGTGAGCAATTGCTACAGCACACTTGTCGTGCTTCTGTGCAAGGTCAGCGTGGACAAAATACTTCTTGTCTGGGTCTGGCACAAATGTTTCATCGAATCGTTTGTCGCTGTCAATAGGATTACGGATAGTCATACAAGCACGAACCTTGTCACGATCCTTGAAGAATGCGTCTGATGCAAATGTAGGTACACAGGCAAAACGTTGCATCGCATCTCCAATGTCTGTGAAGAATGCTAGTTTAAAATCGTCAATCTTGCGAGTAGGGTTTACTACCCATGTAGGTCGCTTGAGTGCAAATACTCCTGGATATTTATAGTTAACAATTGTATCCTCTTCCCATTCAATTTCTAGCGAGTTGCCCTCCGCATTATCTGGAAGATCTGGATTAAGAATAAACTTGTGAGTCTTGTGAACGACATCTTTCTCGGCAATAACTGCATCGTAACGAGCAGAGATAAAGTCTCCAGGATAGCGAGGGAAGGAAAGTAGTGCTACCTTACCGAGATCAGGAAAACGAGAGTCTACGGAAGCACGGAATGCTTTATAGATGTTATCAGCAGTCTTACCTTGATCATTACCAGTTCCAATCTCCTGTGCGAAACCAGAGATCTCGTCAAGTACGGCAAGAATAAGGTTTAGACCCTCATGGCTCTCTCGTTCTGAGTGACCAGAGTAAACAGTAATAGACTTATCAAACTCAATGCTTTCAGCCTTTGAGTAGAACTTGCCAGCAAACCAAGGGGATCGTTCGATCTTAGTCTTGAAGCCTTTGAAGAAGACGTTCTTAGCCTGTTGTGCGTTGATAGCAACGTTGATAATATCAATAGCGTCACCAGCTGGCTTACCGAAGTAACGAGCTGGATCTTTGAGGCAGAGTAGTTTGTACACGATATATGAACATGCTACTGTAGATGTAAAGTCTTTACCACTACCCTTGCCAAGTTGAAGAATGACCTCGTTCTTTGTGTACTTTTTGTAGTAACGAGCACCTGCCTCACGACCCATAATGTTTTCTAGATCTTCTTGACGATAGATCTGACTCATAGCCTCTACAATGTCATACTGAACGTCTGAGAGAGGTGGTTGTCCAAGATATGCCTCACCTTCAACAAAGGTACGAGCATCGACTGGAATCTCGTCAAAGTTCTCGTCTTGCAGAGCCTCTATAAAATCATCAAACATCGTGGACAACTGTAATCACTTCTCCTGCTCGTGAGATATCAGATAGTCTACGCATGATCTTGTCACGGACTTCTGGATGTTCTGCAGCAATGTCTTTAAGGATGTTCTTTAATACATCCTGCTTGCGTTCGATCTCTAGCATCTCTTCTGCCAGTTCCTTGTTCTCAAGTAGACCAGCCTTCTGTAGCATATCGATACGCTTAGATTCAATATCAAGTACCAACTTAATACCTGCATTTTTTGCACCAAGATTACCAACAGTGGTAGCCTCGTCAATAACTTCATATGCTTTATTAATTAGATGGTTATAGTGTGTGTCTGCAGCGACGAGTGCTTCCTTAGCACGTTGACGGATAGCAGCATTGTCGGAAGCCATCATCTTCCATTGGTCAAGATGTGCAACGACTTTTGTACGTGGTAGAGCAAGCTCTTTAGAAATTTGTGTTGGGTCAGAACCTTGCAGGTACTTCTCAACAACCTAGTTCATTTCATCAAGGTGTTCTACCGTTAAGTCTTCAATTGACATTTACTTTTGCCTTCCGTGGTCTCCGCTTAGGGATTCGCTTGATACGATCAATTGTGAACGCACGAAGCATTCTAACCCTTCCTCGATCTAGCTCATAGCAGTCAACCCACACAGCACCATTACGAGTATTGGTTACAACACAGTCGAATTGAAACTTTAATCCATATTCTCCTGCTATTCTAATGATATCACCTTGAACGATGGTAAAGTTACCAACTTCAAACTCATATACTTTTTCAAGATGGGCTGTAGGGCTTGGTCCCTTAAACTTGCTGGTTTTCTTAAGAGCCATTATATTGTCCTTGCAGTCGTTTGATTTCATCTTGAATATAGAAGATAGCCTTCTCAAGATCTTGGATAGTCTTAGCCTCGTCCTTTAGTCCTGCCCTCCACAGATACTTAAAGGCATTACCAATGTTAAAGTTACGATGTCTTGTAATCTGAATACACTCTACGCCACTAGGGTCTTGTGTATAGTGTGGTGGGTGATTAACTTGGTCTACCGTGATTTTTAGGTTGTCGCTCATCTTTTACTCTTTCTTAATCCGAACTTTGCTAGATATACATAAATTGTCTCAACACTTGCTCCGCATTCCTTTGCAATCTCTTCTGGTGTCTTGCGGTCAACGTGGAATCGTTTGCGAAGCCATGCCTCACTCTGATATAACTTATTTGCCATTAAACTTCTCCTCATTGTGGATAGCCCAGTGACCAATTCCGATAGCGTCTGCAACGTCGTTATCACTAACAGACTTATCATAATACGTATTAACGAAGCGTATTGTTTTTTGTTTTCTAATTTCACGTTCCTGTCCCTTATACCAAGAATCTGATTTGCCTGGATTGTTCTTACGAAGTTCTAGTTTTTCTGGTGCTGTTAGTTTACCATTATTTATGTACATCTGCCAAGTAATGGGACTAACTGATCCTGCAACAACAATACCGTTCAGAGCTGCTGCCCCAAGTAATCCACCCTGTACCAATGCTAGGTCTGCGGCTGTCTTAGGACTATTCATAAACACTGTATGTTCAATTACAATCATGTCGATATCAAATTGCTTAAGGAAAGCATATGTCTTCCTACAGGCATCTCCAACCTTTTCGTAATTATTTTTACCACTGAAGTTAATCTTGCCAAACTTAAAGAGTTCTTTATCGTGGAATATAGCGAAAGCTAAACTGTTTGTACTTGCATCAATCGTGCAGATTTTTCTTGTCATTCGCCATCCTCTTTATCTCTTTAATAGCCTTTGTAACATC